GTGCAATGCAAGGCACTAAAGGCCTCTGTACAATGCCCCAAAATGGGGACTTTCGAAGCCGCAAGACCGAAACCTGCTTCGCAAACAAACTCTCGTGGAGAAGGTTAATACTAACAGTGGGTCAGTCGTGAAGCGTAAAATTACAGCACTGGGGCGGCTCGCCCCATCTGTGCGACCCTTTCCACAATGTCCACAACACCACTCCCGATGGAAACAGCGCTGGCCATGTTCGAGTACCATTCGGCATCTGACGTAGGCTTCTGCATCTTGCAGGCAGAGTATGCAGGGTTGGAAGGGTCGAAACGAACCCTCCATTCACAACACACAAGAATCTGCAAGTCAATAGCGTTGGGGTTGTAAACAAATATGGGGTTGAAACCTTCACCATGAATGGTGTTGGTGGGGGTGAGTGTGAGAGTTTGGGGAATGGAAAGTGAGGACTTTGTGGTGAACTTCGAAAGCTCACTCATGTTGTTCGGCACAGCATCCACTTGAACCCCTCTCAAAGCGAGTTTCCCCGCTGAGCAAAGGCGGGGGTTGGAATAGGAAACCAAGTTGTCAGCAACATCCTGCCAGGCGGTCGACAAATCACCTTCCGCAAGTGCAACCTTGTTCTTGCAACGGCCGATGTAGACCATTCCAGCAGAGGTTTGCAATGCTTCAGGATTCATGATCTGAATTGAGAAGGCAGCCGGTGTGATTGACGCGGCCGACCACGCGTTAGTGCTCATAGATTTGAAACCCTGACACGTAGCGCCGTTTGTGGTGCTCAGCAGCGATGTCATGGGGCCAGTGGGCCCAAAGCTATACAAATTAGTCCACTGTCCAGCATCCCTGGCAACACCCATGACTGGCCCAAAGAGGTTGAACCGTCTCTGGTCCTCGTCCGTCGGATTCCAAATCGCAGTCGTCCGGATGACTGTGTACGGCGCAACAGCTCGTGGTAACGTCATATGATATGGATGAAATGCATCCCATCCTCGATGACCACTCTGTTGAGCCCCCCTGCCCTTGCCCTTCTTTTTGGCCGGGGCTCCCTGCTTCTTTGAATTCTTACCCCCAAAAGCCACGCTTACACTCTGAGCTGCACCCTGTTTAATTCCAGTGAGCAGAAGCGTCTCAGACGGGCGTCCGCCCTTGGCTTTGCGGTTTGATCCGCTGGCCTGCATGGTGGCTTGAGGATGGGGTAGGATACTGACTGTACAGTGATATTTCTACGGAGATTTTACCGGCGTTTGTAGCCTAGATGCTCCTTAACCCTGAGCTCGGGGTCCGTAGTTGCATTTCGATCCTAACTTGTATACCGGCGGATCTCATCAGTTGACTCCGGTTTAATTGGCACTTTGTCCAATGAAAAACTCACCCCGGCCACATGGGCTGGGGGAGTAGGCAGAACAGAGCTTCGTCGTCCGCAGCGTCGACCACTGCGGCCGCAAAGTGTTGGAATCTGGCGAAATGCTCGCCCGTGAAACCGCCAGACTCTTTCTCGAACATGGAGACATTCATCATCTTGATCTGGTCCTTGTCAGTGGGGTACTGGTTCATGGCCATCTTGCGCATGGTGTCATCGTAAAGGTCTCTCAACCTATAAATACCAACACCCATGCCCTGCTTCCACAACTCGTCCCACTCTTTGACAGTGATCTTCTCGGCCCATATGTCCTCGTAGTGCTGGTCGGCCTGGTTCAGCATCCGCAATGCTGAATTGAGGAAAGCTTCAGCCATAGGCTGAATCGACCCAGCGAACATGCCTGCTAGGGAAAGAAACCGGCACAGGGTGGGCACGAACGAATTGTCAGTGCCGACCTTTGCGCCGATTTTCCCCAAAGTGCGCATCACACCAGGGCTCCAGCTTTTCTTAGTCGCAGGCCGACCATCCTTGAGATGTATGTGGATCCCTATGTACTCCAATCTTCCATTTTCGACAAACTTAAGCTTCGCGCAATAACCTAGATCTTTCTGATTGCCCTCTATGATCTTCTGGTTCCTTGGATCGAGGAAGAGCCGAGATATCATCCCTGCACCATCGTCCCCCTCGAAAGAGGGGTCGAAATACGATGTGACTGCGCGGCGATCCTCTGACGCATCCGTGTGAATGGGTACTGTTCTGAACTTCCAATTGAAAGCTGTACTCACGTTGCCGTCGGCGTCGGTCGTCCTCTTCGACAGGAACATTTCGTTGTCCTTGTCTTTCTGGAAGACCTTGTCCGGGTTCTCAAAGCACGTAACCAGCACACCATAGAGCTCGTTCGTAAAGTTAACGCCAGAAGTGAGCGCCCATCCTGAGTCGAGGTACAAGTCGGAGAAGCTGACCAAAAGGCCCGTCTTCTTGCCGTCGACCACCGTGTTGAGATGGAAACACAGTCCTTTCTCATGGTCTACGATGAGCTTGGACTGGTACTTCAGAGCGTTAGTGGCTATCAATTGTCTTTGGATGACTGAGCAGATCTTCTTCAATATCGTGTAAACGGGAGTCATCAACCCGGGGTTTGAGTCACAGCCTCGCTCGTGCCTCTCCATCCCAGTCTGGTCGATTTCGAACCCGCAAACGTCCTTGGGTGCCTTCATCCATCTGTCGATAGCCTGACTCATCACTTTCTCGCGCGAGCGACTCTTGATGCTGTTCGCGTAAAACATGCCGAGATCCTTGCCGTAGATCAGTTCCTGGAAGATTTTGGTCACGACATAGCACAACGTAAGCAGCTCGAGGCCGTTGTCGTACGTGAGCCTGACCGGCTTGAGTTTCTCTCCACACTCCTTCTCTACCAGCTCTAATTTTGCATTTGCTTTCCGCTTCTGTAATTGCGTGTGTCCCTCAACGGATCTGGCCGCGTTTTCAATCTGCGTCCGGCTGAACGAAGCCATCTGCACCTCTGAAAGACAAGAGGCCTCACCATACAGGGCAACGAAAGCGGCGTTGATGCGTTTGGGGGTGAAGTTTACCGAAGCAGTCTTCGCCCACATCTCGCACAGCCGTTTCGCGCTAGCAGATGAGGAATCGTATTTGTGGCCAGGTTCCGGGAGGCATCTGAATTCGATCCCCGAAGTAACGTGCACAGAGTCTTTAACATTGTGCACGAGCGGTTTACTAAGGAGAGGTCCGACTTTGACAGCATTGCCACGCGCTTCGAAAACAAGGTCTTTGGCAGTACCAACAAGCATGGGCCTTTGAGCGGGTCTCTCTGCTGTGGTTTCTGTGCCTTGCGCGAGCACCTGGGCTTGCGTCCTAATTAAATGGTACGGGTCGGCATCGCCCGTGTCAGCACGTGAGTGTTCATTCAAAACTGTGTGGTCAGGATTCACCTCGGACACTTGTGGTAAGCACCCGGCGTGGCTTTGCACCCAATCCCAATAAGGCCTCATCACTCTGGACATGACCTGATAGGGAGAAGCTGTGTCTGCGGTGGAAGCACGCGCCGCGTCACCCGAAGGCACAAAGTACCAAGGGGTCGCATTGCGGTATGAACGTGTGTGTCTGTTCCAGCTGCGCACTCCAGCCCAGGTGCAAGTTTCGTGCTCGGCATCAGTGATGGTGCCTAACACGTTCATCAACAACGCAGTCTTATCATCATAAGATGACGAATTGTCGAGGACTGTCATCATGGGGTTGTGGACCTCACGTTCTTTCCCCAACTGGTATGTCGAATAAAGATTTATTGACCTGTGTATCTCACCTGTTATGCCAATGGTGATGTTGGAAGAGCCGGCCAAAATGGCAGGATACAAGCAGCATCTCGAGCATCGAGTGCTCACAGAGACCTTCTTGCACCAGTTGGCTTCCCCAACTGTAAAATCTTTAGCAAATGTGGGATTACAAAAAGAACACAAAGGCTGGCGGGCGTTGCCCTGAAACGCTTTGTTTTCAGAACTCGTTCCAAGCCGGCGGTAAAGGCTGATCTTGAACAGCTCCAGAATTAACTTGAGCAGTTGCAATGCCAGGCCAGTGCAGCCAATTCCAGCGACAAGCCGTGCTAAGGTCTTGACGCTGGGGCGGTAGGTCGCCACCCGCGAAGTTTGCAAAATCCGTTTCATCAGCCCAAAAGAGCTACTCGCAACAATGGTTCCGGCTTCAGTTCCCGGTACGAAGAAGAAAGGTGTAGACATGGTTACACATAGATTTTGTGGTCCCTCTGCAGGGCCCCGCGCTTTGTAAGACCAATGGGTGCGGAGTGCCCAATGGAATGGGTGGAGGACCCAATAAGACATGTTCTCAGGATAGAATCTCTGGAATACACTGCCCTGAGGACCCTCCCTCGGTGAAAAGCCCA